CTATCATGTCTGCGGAAGAGCTTGAGAACTGGAAGCAGCTCCGCAATACGGACACCTTCAAGAAGGTGCTCGATGCTTCTTCTCGTGTCATTCCCAATCCAAGCACGTTGCAGGAGAAGGAAAGCAAGTTCGTCACGATCTTCAATCAACTCGGCATCAAGCCATCTCAGATGTACAACTGGGGCTCCGAGCAGTTCGAGGAATTCGGACAGCTCGTCGGCATCGGTCCTCTCGCAATGCTCTGTGCTGGCCTGAATTATCGTGTCAACATGCTGCTCGGTGACAACCCGAATGACATCAACGACACGACTGCGAAGGAAGTCGGAGCAATTCCTGATGTGGCCAAAACCGAAAAGAAGGTTGAAACCAAGCAGGAGCCTGTCAAGAAGACTGGTGGCTTCGGCCGCTTCGCCGGTTTCAAGGCAGCTTAATGCTGATCTAAGGGGGTCAGCATGTGGAATCCGTTCAAGAATAGTCTGGGGTTAGCGCCCCAGACGACCGTCTCTCCGTTGCGTGATCCTTCCGAAGTAGCTAAAGCTATTGAGAAGCGGTTGGAATACACACCGGATAATTGGTATCTCTCCAGTCGAGAGCATCACTGGACTTTCATCTATGACGGTATGAAAGAAAGGATGCCGCACCATAATCTGCTCGGCGAACCAGTCTTGCCGGGTATTCGTGCTTTCACGAAGCACAAGTTTTCGCTGTTCAAGAACCGTTTGGGAGCTTCCTCCTACCCTATTCCTCTCGAAAAGGAATATAAAAACACGGTTCCTTACCTCCCTGTTCAAGGAGAATTGCACCTTTTGAACAAGGATGTGATAAAAGGACTTGACATTCTCCGCCGTAATGGGTACTTCTTTGCCCGCAAGCGGGTTATGATCTATGTCCCGTACTTCCCTAAACTCAGCAGGTCCATCACAGGTCCAATGGAAGTCCAAGCTGTCAAAGCTTGGATGTACATTGGCACTCAAGGTTGGAACGATATGTTGAATGGAATGGAATACGGAGTGGTCAAGACGTTCTACAACGATAAGAATGTCTATTTCCCCCGATATTACAATTTCACCAACGCTGAGTATGAAGAAGATTGACAGCTAAACTTGTTCAACAACATCAACCATGCCCTAGGACCAACGAATGCGGATCGTCAGATGCGTATTGCGAATGGGACGATGGGCATGGTTATTGCTTTTCGTGTAATCATAGATTTAATTTAAGGACTGGTACGGATTTCTTGAGCGAAGAATTTACATATGAATACGTCCCCGCAAGAGGGTTGACGAGAGAAACACTAGAGTTTTTCGGGATCAAGACCAAGATCGACCCCTCCGGGGAACCTCTGTCGGTTGGTTTCAGGTATCCTGACGGTACTCACAAGGTACGTGATCTGAAAAAGAAGAGCTTTACCTACAGTCCTGCCGGCGCTGATACAGTTAAGATGGGGTTGTTTGGTAAAGACCGCTTTAGTAGCGGTTCTCATAAGTACGTAACAATCACAGAAGGAGAATACGATGCAGCGTCTTTTTGGCAGGTATTGCGCACGCCTGTCGTTAGCGTTAAGTCTGCTAGCAGCGCTCGCCGTGACTGCGTTTCTGATCACGAATGGCTTTCGGGATTTGAGCGCATCTACCTTGCGTTCGACAATGACGCAGCAGGCAGAGAAGCTGTCAAAGAAGTTGCAAAACTTTTCGACTACAATAAAATCTATGTAGTCAAGTTCACCAAGTACAAAGACGCCAACGACTATCTCAAAGCTGGACTTGGTGATGAGTTAAGACACATATGGTGGAACTCTAAGAAGTATCTTCCTGAGACCATCATATCCTCCATTGAGGACTTCAACAAGATTATTGCTGAAGAGCCTGTTGTTGGCGTCTCTTATCCGTGGCCGACCTTGAATGCAATGACTTATGGGATACGTCCTGCTGAGTCAGTCCTTATCCGGGCACAGGAAAAGGTTGGTAAGACTGAGTTTATGCACGCCCTCGAACATCACATCTTAAAGGAGACTAAAGATGCAGTCGGTGCAATCTTTCTTGAAGAGCCAAAGCGCAGGCATTTACAAGCTCTGGCAGGCATTGAACTTGGCGTACCTCTTCACTTACCGGACCATTCGAGGCCCGATAGCGACGTTTCTGCTGCCATACAAAACTTGGTTGGCGGCGATGACCGGCTTCATCTGTATTCTCACTTTGGGAGCGACTCTCCAGACGTTATTCTGGACACTATTAGGTTTCTCGTTTCTGCGCGCTCTTGTCGCTATGTCCTGCTTGACCATCTCTCTATGGTTGTTAGCGGATTGGCGGGCGAGGATGAACGCAAAGCGCTCGACTACATCTCGACACGACTCGAAATGATGGTGAAAGAGCTTGCCTTTGCGTTGATCATGGTTAGCCATGTAAACGACGAAGGCAAGACTCGTGGTAGTCGGTATATCTCAAAGGTTGCTGACATTACCATTGATCTTCACCGTGATCTGATGGACCCTGATCCTATTGTTAGGAATACGACTAGAGTATCGGTTCCTTTCAATAGGTTTTCAGGGTACACCGGACCTGCTGGTCTACTTTTATTTGACCACAGTAAACAAAAATACAGAGAGATTGAGGCAGACAACGACAATCTCAATAAGGAGGCTGCGTAATGGACTGCTGGGACGATCTCAAATTCTTTCAATCTGGTGAGTGGCAAGTTATCCAAGAGCGGTTAGCTGATATGGATAAAGCCAAGATCACCTATTGCCCTGCGAGAGAGAATATCTTCGCATCATTCGATGTGCTGCCCTTTGAGGATGTGCGTGTCATGATTATGGGGCAAGACCCTTACCCTGATCCTGCTATGGCTACAGGCATTGCCTTCTCCATAGCTGAAGGTGTTAAGAAGTTTCCTCCATCTCTTCTTAACATCTTCAAGGAATATGTGTTGGATCTCAAGTATCCAATGCCCACAACAGGCAATCTCATGCCTTGGGTTGAACAAGGTGTGTTCCTCTGGAATGCTTCTCCTGTGTGTAAAGCTTGGACACCACTCTCCTGTGACTGGCCTGAGTGGCAAGAGCTTAACATTGAGATTATTCAAGAGTTGAGCAAACGTGAGATTGTCTTTGTGTTTCTTGGAGGAAGAGCCCGAGAGTATGCTAAGTACGTTGGAGAAGGTTGTGAGATTATCGAAACATCGCATCCATCTCCTCGTGGTGTTATGGCATCCAAGACTCCTATCATTGGATCGAGGCTCTTCTCTACGATCAACGCTAAGTTGAACAAACTTAGGATGTCAACCATCGAATGGAGGTTAAGATGAGTATTTTTCAGTTTACTGCTCAGGCTTGGATTGAAGGGACCCCTTTCACCGATGGCTGGGTGTATATGGAATTTCAGATTGAGGCGAGGGATTTAGCGCAAGCCGCTGCTTTAGCCTCTGAATCTCTCGGAGAGAACGGGGGTAAATATGAAATTCTTTCCATCGTAGCTTTGGAGAATTCTGAAACGGAGGAGTGACATGAAATACTTTGTTCTCAAGAGGGTTGTGAGGCACAAAATCTACAATCCTCACGGTCTCGAACCTGAGATCTGGGACGACGACAAGACTGACGGCACTGGCCGTTTCACCCACAAATCTGTGGTTAAATACCAAGACTCTCAACCGGGGGACTTGGTATTTTTTTATGAACTAACTGACGGTGATTTACAGGACTGGTACGACTCTCGTTTACATGGTGAGTGGGGAGGCTCTGTTCTCTCCTATTTCCAGTCCAAATTCATGAAGGAACTGGACCTCTCCATACCGGACGAAGGGCCTGCTGTTATCCTCCGTGAACAGGATTTCTTCCCGGAAGGCGAAGGTTAACAAAATCCCCAAAAACCCTAGTTTTACCCCCATTTTGATCGGAAACGTTTTTGGGGGTATACTAGGGTAGCGGGGTACTCATAAAAACGTCTGTACGGGCTTCTCTGGCCGTTTAAAGGGCATTCTAAATGAGCACTAAACCCCATTTGAAACTGATCGAAAACGAGAATTTCGTGGATTTCCCTCTTCCCAAGGTTTCTGGAGGCAATGGTGGCAATTTCTGGCTACTCGGCCACAAGGTCGGTGAAACACTTCTGGTGTACCCCAAGGGGTCCGCCACGGCCTTCATGATTGAGTTCGTTATCCACGGTATTTCGGAACGGAGTTACTATCTGCTTGACGTAGCAAATCAGAAGCATATCTTTGTGCGTCCTGACTTGTTCTCGCAGACCTTTGAATTGTGGGAGTTAATCTCTGAAGATTAGAAAGAAAAGAAATATAAGCAATGAATATTATTGGTCCCATTCCTGAACATCATTTCAGAAACTTGAATACACTCAAGAAAGCTAATTCTTGGTATAAAAGAAATATAAACCAATATGATCCAGAGATCATAGAAAGAAATATAGAAGTTAACTTAGAATTACAGAAGGAAATCTTTGAAAACATCAGAGATGTTTCAGAAAAGACAAATAAGAGGCTAGCTGCCTAAGTATATCTTAGTATATACTAAGAGATTCCTAAGAAATAACATAGTACTTAG